CCAAATGTGACTTGGGAGTTCCTATTAGGGTTACTAATAGGCATTCTTGAATCACTCTCACGCATAAGATTCGAATCGACTGCCTGCATCTGGTCTGCAGCCATTTGTTTGTAGTATGCACGTCGTTGATTGACGGTTTCGATAGGCATCTTTGCGAGTATTAACCCACCTACTCCGATTACACCTGCGTGTCTTCCATCATCTACAGTTGGGGCTTCAAATTCAGGGTGTTCCTCAGCTCTCACTGGTTCCCATCCTTCACGAATACGTTTTGACATATTCGCTTTATCTTCTACTCCTACCATAGATTCTCTAAGCCATCTATAGATATAACCATCTGGTGGCGTTGGTGCGTCTAGTAAAGACGGTGGTTGCCATGGTTTAAGACGAGTTTCACTATCTCGTGTATCTGCAGATCGAGGAGCTCGATCAGTTGTGGTGATTTCTTCTTGTTTATCAGCCATTTTTATCTCCTTATTTTACGTGTTTAGCGTATTCTTCAAGAGGAACACCTAGTCTCTTAGCGATAGCTACTTGACTTGGTGACAACTTGACGGTGCGTGCTTTTCCTGCTTTCCCTCTTGTACCTCTACTTGAGTTCGCTACAGGTTCTTGCACGTTATTATTTAATTGAGAAACTTCTCCTCCAGTATTAAACTTATGCGGAAAAGCTTTCGCCATTCTTCGATCAACTTCTGAATAATAATCATCAGAAGCTGGATCAAAACCTTCTTGTTCAACTAATTGCCTATGAAAAGCAAAAGCACTTGTAGTCATTGCTAAATCTTCACCAAACCATTCATTTTTACTAGCCCACTCTTGAGCTTTTGGATCTGGTGCAACTTCTTGCTGAACTTGTTGTTGAGCTTGTTGATCTACTTGTGGAACTTCTACAGGTGTTTCTTGAGGTTCTGGTTTTACCCTATTCAAGCTTTCTTGTTCTACAGCAAGTTTTGCTACATCTTTTTGAGCAGCCAACATGGCTTCTGTATCACCTATGTCGTGTGCTTGTTTGTAACGTTGTTCTGCTGATTGTAGCTGAGTATCTACCCTAGCTGAATATTCATCATAAAGATTTTGATCTTTTTGTGAAAGATTTGCTTGAGTTGTGTTAAGTTTTTCTTGAACACCTTTAGCATATTCTATTGCTGCTTGTTCCCTTCTTTCTGCTTCTCTTATTTTATAGGTTAGTTTATTAATTCTTTTCTTTACTGATTCACTATATTCAGCTACTTCTTCTTCGTTAGATACATCCTTCTCAGGTTCTGTTTGAGTTTCTGTAGGTTCAGATTCTACCTCTTCAAGCACAGGTGCTTCTTCGGTTGTAGCTTCTTCTACTTCAATCTCTACTGTTTCTTCAACAGCTTCTTCTACTTGTTGCATGGATTCTGCCATGTGTCTTCTCCTGTTGCGTGTTACTCTACATCTTCTGGGTTATTAACCACAGCAAGTATTTCATCATCGTTTAATAAACGCAAGTCTCCACCATCAATTTTGATTCTAGCTCCTGCGTATCTTCCAAAAATAACCCAATCTCTTTCTTGGCACCAAGCGCCATTTGGGAACTTGTTCTTATCTTTGTAAGCATCTGGTCCCAATGATACTACGAAACCGACATTAGTACCTAATCTTTCTTTTTCTACATAAGACTCAGCAAGATGTATACCACCTTTAGTTACTGCTTTTTGTGTGAAAGGTAAGATTAATATTCTATAGCCTGTAGGATCAGGTAGTTTTTCTGCTACTGATTCATCTTCTTGAATAGAATCAGGTGTAAACTCCTGTATGGGTTCTTCTTCCTTTTTTAACTCTCGTACCTTTTCGATGTGGTCAGGTATGGGAGTGCGTTTTGCCTCTGTTGTTTCAGATGCCATCGTTTTGCTCCTTTATATTTTGCAGGTCTATTATAGTTCTCTCAGCTGAGCTAAGACCTGATAGCTCCCCGAGAATTCTTTGATACCCTTCCCAGTCTTGAATACCGCCAGTTTTTAAAACTTCTGTAAGTTCATCTTGTCTCCGACGTAGTTCTCGTAATGTTTTTTCTACTATGTATAGTCCGTCCATCTAGCAGTCCCAATCCCTTCTTGCCCAATAATTAGCACTACACCTATCGCTTTTAATCCCCCCACTACGTGCACAGTAAGATTTTTTACGTGCTTTATTGTTTTTGTGCATACCTAGATTAGCGTCGCCAAAAGTAATACGTTTTATTTTATTACCGCCACTACCACATTGCCCAACAAAAACTACTTTACGTTTTTTACCATATCCAGGTTCACCTTTACGCAAAGCTCTTGGTCTATTAAGTGTTACTTTTTTACCTTGATATTCTGCCATTACTTTTCCTTTGCATATAAATTATCAAAAACTCTATTTACATCTAGGGTATAGTCTAAATCAGATTTTGAATAATGTATATATTGAGAAGGCTTAAAGTCAGGTGCACCCTCTCCTGTAACAAACCAAGCTGGATGTGTGACTCTTACTCTATTATTGGGTAAAGCTACGATATTTCCTGTCCATTCACCTGCATCTAATAGCTCCAAAACATGACTGCTTTTGTGTTGTGCTGGATCATCGGCTATTTCGTTCTCTGCATAATCTACAGTAAATAAATATTTTGCTGGATACATATTGCCATCTATCTTTGCTAACCAAGGACAAGGTGTTGCCCTATCTATTACATAGACTGAATTATGATGCGAAGAACAATCCCAAGGTTGTGCATCGTGTACTGCCATAGGAACGGGATATTCTTCACTAGGTGTGTCAGCAACTAAACCCGTTATCGGCATCCTTGCCCACATAGCTCCACCATGTATATTACCTTCATCCCAATCTTCGCAGTTAGCTTCTTCGCCAGTAAATATCACATGAAAACTCAAGCATCGTGTTGGCATAGTAGTAACACCTACAGCCATGGCGTGTAAAAACTCACCATGGTATTTTTCGTGATTGTGGGTGTACTCTCGTCTTACCCAACATTTAAAATGGGGTATGTTGCTATATAAGTATGACACTTATCTCTTTTTTCTTCTAGAAGATCTTTTCTTCCTAGCACCGCCTTTTGACATTTTCTTTTTGACTCCGCCTCTCACCATTTTTTTCTTAGGCTTTGCTCCGCCTCTTGACATTTTACGTTTCTTGGCACCGCCTTTTGACATTCTACGTTTTGTTGCCATTTTACTTTTCATTACCATGGTATTACCCCCATTTTTTAGTTTTAGTTCCACCCCAGTATTCTACAGCATGCCCTTCTGATATAAGTTTTTGACATATATCTTCACCATCTGCTGTGTACGGAATACCGAGTATTCTTCCGTACTTTCCTTTTCCCAGTGATTTGACTTTTAGTGTTCCAGTACAAAGTTCAATGAGTCTGTCTTTTGCTTTTAGACCGAGTGCTTTTTCTGCTAGGTTTCTTGTTCTTGATTCTGGTGTATCTATACCAGCTAGTCTGATTCTTTGTTTGTGTAGTTTGACATCAAATCCTAAGTCTAAAACACAATCAAACGTGTCTCCGTCTATTACTCTGTCTAGTGTAGCTCTATACACAAACTCGTCTGGCGAACCGCTCATGTATATTTAGTTGTCTTTCTACGTTTAGGCATCACCGCACCACAGCCTTTGTGTTTTGATTTTTTAACTTTAGTTTTAGCCACCGTTCCTGCTTCTCCTACGGTTTGCATTACCTGCTATAACTTCCCCACCACCTTTCATCATTTTAAAATCAGCACCAGATATTTTACCATCTTTATTTTTATCTAATTTTTTCTGATCACCGTGAAGTCCACCATGTGATTTTTTAGCAGTTTTTGCTGATTCTTCAAAATCTTTTTTAGTAGGTGCTCCTTTTGAACCTACTTTTCTTGGTTTTCTGCCTTCTTTTTTCTTTTTGTTGATGTAATAGTACAAACCTTTTTTAACAGTTCTACCATCTTTTGTTTTATGTGTATCTTTAGCCATTATCTTACTCCGCTAGGGCTAGTGTTAAACTTTGTGCCTTTAGTTGCTGCTCCTTTACCCTGAACAGTTTTTTGACCTTGACCAAAAATATCACTGTTGCTTTTAGTTAAAACAACTGGACCTTTTACTGGTTTAGATAGGTCTATCTTATCTGGGGCAGGAAAACTAACTTTTTTATATTTAGTTGTATCTTTCATTTATTCACCTTTTGTGTTTGTATCTGCTGATCTGACATCTTTTAATATCTGACCATAAGTTTTATTATTGTCACTTTGAGCTTTAAGTAAAGCTTCTTCTCTATCTTGAGCCACTTTCATTTCTGCTATTGCCTCTTGAGACTCTATTTTAGCTATATCTACCTGACTTCGTAAAGTATCTGCTTGAGCTCTTTGTGCTATTTCTTCACGCTTGAGTTCTACGACAGGATCGATCTGAGCGTTTTGTTGTGCTTCTATTAGAGCTTGTTGCTGACCAGTTACTTGTTGTGTAGCATTAGCAGCAGCAAGTGCTATCTCATTCATTACTTGTGGATCTTGTATCTGCTCAAGCGGTGGTAGTTGTTGACCTAAAACTTGTTCAATTTGCTGTTTATAAACCATAGCTGTGTGTTCTTGTATATTAGCTTGTATTGACTGCAGTGCTATAGGGTTTTGCTGCATCATAGGATTCTGCAAAAAAGCTGTATGTGCAGTTATGTACGCATCGTGGTTTTGAAACTCAAAAGCTCTTATAGGTTGTCCCATAATCGCTGCTTGTTGTTCACTTACTGGATCTCTAGGTGGAACTTCTTGTTGAGGTGGTAAAAGTAGTTCTATGTTTTTTACTTCTAGAGCTTCGTACATTCTTTGATACGCTTCACGCAGATTATGTATCTGAGGTGCAGCTTGTGCCATCTGTAGTTCTTGTTGAGCTAACATCACACGTTGAGCCATACTAAATATATTAGGATCACTGACTGGAATTATATCTACACGATCATCAAAGTCTGATTGTTTAATTTCAGAAGGTGCGCCCTCCACCGCATATGGATATGACGGTGGCAATGATCTAGAGAAAACTCCAGCCAGTAATCTAAATTCTTTCTTTTGTGCATAGTGTAAACGTTTATGTATAGCTGACATAACTTTAGTTCCACGCTCTAACATAGCTACCGTTGTGCCTACTGGTAGTTGTTGACTACCTATATCGCCTACTTGCATGTCTGCTATGTTTGCAAACCTTCTACCTGAGTCAATAAGTACACCTAATAGTTGACTAAGCACATTACTTGGCTCTTTGTATGGTAAAGGCATTAAGGCATCACGTATTGTGCCTCCTGGAACATCAACATCTCTAAATTCTCCAGGTCTGAGGGGTTCATCTTCGCCCTGTACACGCATACCACGTGCTTTAAACCCTGCTGGTAGGTTACTTAGCGTTCCAGCATCAATTAATTGTCTTAAAACAGAAGTTGCAGACTTAGTTAGCCCTCCAATCATGTGAATTAAGCCAAAACCGTAAAAACCTAGTCCTGGAAGAAACTTATAGTGTATAAAATACTCTTTTTTACGGAATAATTCGTCTTCCATAGCCCAATTTCGCCTTATTGCGAGTATTTCACCTGAATCTTCAAGGATAGTTACTATATAAGGTACACCAAACTCGTATTCATCAACCCCTTCGAGCTCTAAATCAACGTGTACCTCTAATAAAGTGTATTCATTGTAGTCACTTGTCGGTCTACTAAGCCCTTGTAACTCATCTAGCTTGTCTTTTGCTTCGTTATAGTCAGGTTCACCAGCCGAACCAATGTCAAAATCACGATAAACACCGTTTAATTGCATTTTTCTGATGTCATTGCCTGTCATTGTGATGACATGTGTTGTTCTTGGACTAGTTTCTAGGTTAGTTGTGTCATAACTTACAACTAAATTTTCTGCTTTTACAAATGCAGAGGTGGCTCTACCTAATAATGAGTCAAAATATACTTTTTTAAATGCGCTACCAGCCAAGGGTAGATAAAATAACAGACTATCCATATCTGGATCATACTCTTCCATAACTTCTGTTATCTGGTAGTTCATGTATTCCTTGACACGTTTACATTGTGCCTCTACTTCTGGAGTTTCTAGTCCTACCATTTTTGTACTCACGGGACCATTAGCTGGTAACAATTCTTTATAGGCTTGTGCTTGAAACTGAGTTGCTGCTTCTGCGAGTAAAGGGTGTGTAACTCCAGTTGCTCCTGGAAAAGGTGAATCACGTTCTTCTGATTTTATACCTAGTAGATCAAGACCATCAGAAAAAGTTTGTAACCATTCGTCACGAGATTCTTTATCTTCTTCAAACGCTGCAACAAGTTCATTTGATATTTCACTAAGTTCACTCGGATCTAAAACTAAAGCTAGGTTTGAGTTATGTTCTGTTTCTAGTGCTTCCGTATCGTCGACAGGCAGCATTTGACCATTAGTTCCTACTTGAAATTCTACACCGCCATCGTCATTAGGTTCTTCTAATTCTACAACTAATTCTTCCTCTGACGTTATAGGGTTTTCTCTTTTAGGATATCTTTGTGCTTCTATCGCCATGGTTCTCCTTTATAGGTTATCAATAATAACTTATTTTCTTTCGATATAAAACTTCTTCTTCGTAATCACTTGGTAGTCGCACAAAACCACCTTGCCTAAATCTCATTAAAGCTTGCGTAGTTGAATCTACTAAGTCGTCGTGATCTCCTGCTGGGAATGCCGCACATTCTTCTATGACATCTT